CACGCCTCCTACCTCAGGAAAAACCGGTGGTATGGTGATTAAAAGTAGAAAAGGGAATAAGATTTCCCCTAGAAAACCGAAGGTAGCGGGAAGAAGAGCTACAAGAGGATACGGTAAAGCCTTTAAGGGTAGATAAACATGCTCCACAGGGCTCTTAAAACGGGTTTTTGGGGGTAATTTTCAGGTATCATGTATCAAGGATCTCGGTGCAGATTAGTTTCAGGAACAATATATAGTTATTTTTATAACAATTATTATATAAAAAATTTTTTCATTTCATTTTTTTCACGTAATCAAGTAATGATGTATATATTATATATATATTTCAATAGTTTGAGCCATTACCCTGCCAATACTTTAGCCTTACCTCATTACTTTAGGAAAAATAAAAATGACTGAAATTATTGACTTTTGCCCTTTATGTGGTTTAGATATAGAAGAAGATTGTGAGTGTGATGGCTAAAAATCATGGTGATATAATTGAGAAAGATGGATTGACCAGGAGGCAAAGGTCTTTTGTTCAAATGTTAGTAAAAGAAAATGGTAGAGCAACTCCAACGGAGTGTGCAAAACTCGCTGGATATTCTGAACATTCAGCTACTCAAATAGCTTGTAATTTACAAAATCCTAAAATGTTTCCTCGTGTTGTAGAATACATTGACGAACTCACAAAAGATTATGCTCAAGCGGCAAGAATAGATTTTATGAAACATGCAAGAGAAATGGCAAGATTAAGAGATTTAGCTATTGAGAAAGATCAGTTTAGTGCAGCGATCAATGCTGAATACAGAAGAGGTTTACTGGGTGGTTTTTATGTTGATAGGAAAGAAGTAGTCACTGCTAGTCTTGATAATATGTCCAGAAAAGAATTAAAAGAAAAATTAGAAAAATATAAAGAGGAAAATCAATTGATTCAAGACGCTGAGTGGAAAGAGATTGATAATAAGATTGACGAAGAATAATTTATATCCTATACAATTAGGATATGGAGATTATATCTAGAAAAGAAGCTAAGCAAAAAAATTTAAAAAGATATTTCACAGGCAAACCTTGTTTAAGAAATCATATTGCTGAGAGATTAGTTTCTACCAAATCCTGTATTGAGTGTAATAAAATTCATGAGAAAAAATATTATTCAACTCCTTATGGAAAAAGTAAACGAGCAGAAAAAGATAAAAGATATAAAATTAACAATATTGAAAAAATCCGAGAGAGAGATCGAAAGAGAAGTAAAACGCTTCAGTACAAAACAAGAGCAAAAGAATACAACCAAAGAGATTATGTAAAAGAAAAAAGAAGAGCCTATAATAAAAAATATAGAGAAGAAAATTTAGAAGTATTAAAAGAAAGAGATAGGTTATATGCAAAAAATGTTAAAAGAAAAAATCCACAAAATCGTATAAAAGAAAATATAAGAAGAAGAATTTTATTAGCTTTAAAGAATAATTCTAAATCACTTCCTTTAGAGAAACTTATTGGATGTGAAATTAGTTTTTTAATTCAGTACCTGGAGAATAAATTTATAAAAGGGATGTCATGGAATAATCACGGTGAATGGCATATTGATCATATAAAACCCTGTACAAGTTTTGATTTGTCTAAATTATCTGAACAGAAAAAATGTTTTCATTATAAAAACCTACAACCTTTATGGGCAAAAGATAACCTATCTAAAGGTGCTAAAATAAATAATTAATTTTATATTTGACAATCCTATAAACTTAGAATAATAATTTAATTATGGAGTTAGAAAGGAGAGAACACGATACTTTCATAATAGGCAGATTATCAAATGTTAATTTCTCCTCGTACTTAACTACTAGCAAGTTTGCTTATGTGAAAAACTTTTTACTCCATACCCTGTGCTAGGCTTGTTCCCCTTTCGTGATCATTGACAGGTCTAGCACTATTTAAAAAGGAGATAATATGAAAACTTACAAAGCCGTAGCCGAGTGGACTACTACTCACGAACTAATAATTGAAGCCAACAATATTGATGAAGCCTTAGAGAAGGGTGCATCAGAACAAGTTGTTATGGAAAAAAGAATACGTTCAGCAGGATATGTTGTAAAAAAAATAGAAGAGATTGCAGATATTGATAGTGAGAAAATCAATGACTGATAAACATGACATCATAATTGATGAAGATGAAATGGATGAAAAATTACAAGATTTAATTACAAACTTTTACCCTGAAGCTGAAATTGATCAATCCAATGAATTTTTTATGAAAAGATATGAGGATATAAAATTACAGTTGGTTGATTTAATAATGGACATCTGGGATGAAAAAAAATAAATACAAAGTTTATGTGTATGAAGCTTATACAAAAACGTATGAGGTTGAAGCTAGTAGCGAGATAGACGCAATTACTGAAATAGAAACAAATGGGGAGAGATTAAATGAACAAAACATAATAGCCTATGGCAAACAACAAATATTACCTAAACATCAAAAACAGGAAGAATTTAGAATTGAGGAGGCAGTAAAGATATGATTTTACGTTGGTTGCTAGAAAAATTAGCAAAGTTTGTTGAAAAAATTACATAATAATATAAAGATTAATTAATTCCCACTTTAACGAGCCCTCCTAAATATTGGAGGGCTTTTTTCATTTGACATTTACTAAAAAATATTCCTATAATATCCCAATTAATATTTTATGGAGAGAAATAAATATGAAACTTAATCAAACCTTAAGAACTCAGATACTTGACGAGCATGGTCGTATCTATTTACAAACAACAACTGATGAGAGAAAAAAATTAGATGAGGAAGTAGAAACTTTTAAATCTTTACGATTAGCTTCTCATGAGATCGTTAAAAAAATGTGTTATGAATTTTTTGGTGATCAAGATTTAGCAACCTTACGAAAGTTTGGACTAACAACAACAAGAAGCAATTTTAATGCAGAAACAACATTTGATGTGGAACAGGACGAAGATACTTACATTGAGGGTACAAGAGAAAAAATTAGAGTGAAAAAGCCTTATTATCATAATTGGAAAAATGAAACGATCAGTTTTGACTTAAATGATTCTTATATAGCTTGTTTGTACTTTGATCAATTTTTAAAAGATAATCAAAATCCTTTTGTGATGTGCACTAGAGATGATACACAAAACTTTGACAAGGAAAGAACTTATTACAGAAAGGTAGGTGAAACCAATAGTTATATTTATATGGATGATAAGTTTGTTGAAAGAAATAATATAGAATCAAATAAAAATCCCTTTGCCTTAGAAATACCTGACGCCAGACATGAGAAACTAAGATTTAAGGTTAGAGATTTAGGGGAACATAATACTTTGTGTGAATTTTCAACACAAAAAAATATTATGTATCAAGCTTTAAGAAAGTATTGCAAGAAGTATTATGAGGTGCAAATAATTATGAGAGAGTATTTAAAAACTTGTAAAACTACAGATGATGTCAAAAAAGTTTGGGAAGATTTTAACCCAAGTATCTTGAAACCTAATATGGGAACAAGTGTTGCTTTGAATACTGTAATCATGATGAGCCAATTAAAATCATTTCATGCAGATAGGTTGGCAAATGTTTAGTATAGATATTAAAGATATTCACCTTGATGAAGGTGAAAGTAGTACGGCTTGTTGTCCAATCGCTTTATCTTTTGTAGAAAAGTTTTTAGGCACACACCCAACAACATATTCTGTATGGAAAAAAAATGGCATTCCCTTAATGCGAGGGGATGTCATAAGTGTTAAAACAGAACATACGAGGTTTTGGCATCCAGAAAAAAATAAAATGTATGAATTTTTACATGACCAAAGAACACAAGATTTTATAATTGAATTTGACGCTTGGCTTGAAAATGGTTGTTCAGAAATGGATAGACCAGATGAAACTAGCATTACTTTTAAAAAGCCTTGGCATGTATCAAAGACAGATAAAACACTTGTCGAATATTTTCATTCCTATAATATCCCAGATGAAGCGGAGGTAAACACATGAGTGAAGATAGTTATAAGTATGAACATTTAGTTGATAAATGCGGATTTAAAAAAAACGAAAGAAAAGTATATTTTGATATCATTGAAAAGCTTTTTGCAATTACAGGTGATATGGATGAATTTCATGAAAAAAATACTTTTAATTCTGAAACGAAAAAAATTTCTAATGTTGTTTGTGAGTTGTCTGAAACAATTAAACTTGAACTTTGGAGGGAGTTAGAAAGACAAGGTTTAAGTATAGTTTATGAAAAAGAAATTTTAGACATTACTAGAAATGATAATGGAGAAATTGTTTCGTGAGTGAAGAAAAAATTTACAACATACAAATTGAATGCTCAGGTGGTTTGCATACGTTAATCACCGAGCATGATTTTGACGATTATTATAATCATGATTATTTTCTTAGAAAAACCATAAAATATTTTGGTAATCAATGGGGAAACTATCCTGAAAAATGTAAATATAAATTTTCAAGTGATAAGAAATGGAGAGAGGTAGCGGTTAAACATTATGTCCTATAAAATATTAAATACTGACTTTGTTGAAGCTAGTGATGAAATAGAAGAATGAGCCTTTATATTGGATTGACTATTCTTGTAATAATTCTTATATTCTTAGGATATAAAATATTTAAATAGGGAGAAATTAAATATGAACTCAAAAAAAGATGATTGTTTTACCTTTGCAGATTTATCAATTTGTGATGTTGCTACTATTCGTATGGCTTTAAAAGATAGTGTTGAATTAGCCATAATTATTCATGAAAAATTTGTTAGTCAAAAAAGATCCAGTAAAATGATTAATCAAGCTAAGTCTAATATTGATCATGCAAAAGAAAAGTTAAATTACTTTGAAAAAAAATTACATTATCAAAGTGAATGGGTTGAAAAATATTTAACCATTTATAATGGATCAAATAGTTCAGTTGTGGGAAAGAGTTGGTTTGTAGAATGGTTTTAGCTAGAGATTTACATGAAAAAATTCAAGATATGCAAATTAAAATAGAGGGATCAAAGAGAATTGCACATCTTGAAAATGAAATTACAACACTGACTGATGCAGTTCATCTCTTGGTTAGTAAATTAGAAAAACCTATTGAAGAAGAAAATACCCCTGATCCTTATAAAGATGAAACTGGTAAAACTAAAAAAATAAAAAGAGAAGCTATACCAAAAGATAATAATGAAGAGGATGAAGAAGAGCCTGAGGTAGATGAAGATGATGAAGATGAAGAAGAGCCTGAGGTAGATGAAGATGAAGAGGATGAAGAAGAGCCTGAGGTAGATGAAGATGATGAATATGAAGAAGATGAGGATGAAGAGTATCCTGAAGAAGATCCAGAACTTGCTAATCAGGAAGTTGAGAAAAAAGAGTTAAAAGAGTTATCAGGCTATAAAGAAGATAAAGAAAAGACAATACATGGTATAGCCCATGACTGGACAGAACGAGATGATATTTTGTCAGATAATTTTACAGTTATAGCGAAAAGAATAATTTTTTATAAGAATAAAGGTTATGAACATTTAAAGCATATTGAGTATTTGGACATTAGATGTAAGAATAAATTAAAATACATAACACTCACTAATCTATTACAGTTAATTTTATCAATAACTAATAAAAGGTGGAATTTAGAAAAATCTATTGAATTTTCTATATGTAATGCCAAATATGAATTTAATAATAAAAGTAAGTATCTAGTTCATAATTTAGTTGAATTCTTTAAAAAAGTATCAAGATTAAAAGATAGCCGTTTTTCAGAATAAATTTTTTCCATTTTAAGAGCCGTAGAGGGTAATTTAAATATTGCCCTTTGGGATTTATTAGGATATTTTTATAATAGAAATGAGGAATTAACTATGAAACTACTAACTAAAGAACAAGAACAAAAACTTATAAAAAATCGTGAACTTCAAGAAGCAAACCCAGATAAGGATATGAAGAATAAAGCAGTTGTAAAATTGTTTAATCCTACTGGAATTGGAACTTGGTATTTATCAGAATATGATCAAGAAAGTAAAATTGCCTTTGGTGTTGCTGATTTAGGTGATCCAGAAATGGGGAGTTTCGCTCTTTGGGAGTTGGAACAATTAAAACTTCCTATGGGATTAAAGATTGAAAGAGATTTATCTTTTCCTGAGAATAAGCATACCTTAGTTGAATGTCTGGAGATGTGCAAAAATGCCTAATATTACATATCTACCAAAAGATGATTTAATTAATCTAAACAACAAAGCTATTAAATTAAAATTGAATAGGACGTTAGATCAAAAAAAATTGGCTAATCTTCCACATGATAATAATAGCCCTGTTTATATGTCATATGCTACTGATGAGCATTTTATTAGAGCGGATATTGGAATAACTGAAAATGAAAGAGCCTTTTTGGATATTTTATTGGATGATTTTATGACATTACCTACTGCTCATATTGGCGATCCAAACGAATAAAAAACTTGATTAATTCTCACTAGGGTTAATATTAGCCCTAGTGAAACCTGAAAATAAATTTAAAAAGAAAATTACCTCTAATCTATCAGCTGAAACTACTCCCATTGAAATGTATCTTAAGCGAGGTGTTCCAGATATATACGGATTTTATGATAACGGCTCGTGTTTTTGGCTAGAATTTAAATGTAGCCCAGTGAAAAAAGTTAATATCTCACCCCTTCAAATATCATGGAATTATAAACACTTTCTTAAATGTCCTAGAAATTTTTATATAGTCGAGAGCCTTGAAGCTAGAAGCTATAAACTATATCGAGGGGATCAGGGCTCAGAGATTTTAAAACTTGGTTTTCTTGCTCCCTGTATCATGGAACTTGAATTTAATAAAAAAGATTTCAAGACACTTGATAATTATTTAATGTTCCTATAATCTCCCAAACAGAAACGGAGAAAATTAACAATGAAATATTCAAAAGAAGAAAGACAAGAGTCTTTGGAAAGGTTGAAACAGTTGATTAAAAAAGGCGATGTGCTTCACACAACAGTTCGCCATGTATCAAAAAGCGGAATGATGCGTTATATCACTACGAGACACTTACAACAAAATAATCACCCTGATACACCTATTAGTATATCAAATTATGATTATCATATAGCGAGGGTTTTGGATCTCCCAGAAGCGCCAAATTATCAAGGCGTTAAAGTCGGCGGTTGTGGGATGGATATGGGGTTTCACTTGGTTTACTCCCTGAGCCGTTCACTATTTAAAGATGAGCCCAAAGGCGAAGGCGACAGGGATCACGGCTATTGGATAAGACAAGAATGGCTATAGAACAAAGAGCCTTGAAACAAGAAGCTAGGAGCAGTATTATTAGATTGATACTGCTTCTTTTTATTGGTACTTTATTCTAATATTATAGGAGAAAATTAACATGACATTAAATACAGATTGGAGAGCCGTAACCGATAAGATCGGAAGAAAGCATCTTGAAGCTTCTGGCCAGAATGATTTTAATCTCGGTCTACTGCTTACTGTTTTAGAAATCCCTGTTATCCATTCGGAAACAGTTGGAGAACTTTACTTCAGATTAAATCTTTTAAATCATTTAACTAAAGGCAATAGCTTAACGAAGTTTGAAAGATTTATGGGTTATAAATGTAATGCTGGATTTACACCCAGAGGCAAGTGGGTTAATCGAATGATTAAGACCCACGCACCAAAGCCCCTGGTCTCTAAAGAAGTTTGGCAATATTTTGGTGATGTAGAACAGGAGGCAAGAAAATATGAGAACAATTAGTAGTGAAGCAGCTGATGATATCAAAGAATTTAAAAGAGCATGGTCTCATTGGTATGTGCAGCTAGGTCATATTTGCAACTCAACTGAAGATTGGGATTTTTATAAAAAACTTGAAACTTTTATTCTGAATAAAATTGAGGATGAAAGACACGAATTCCAAAAAAAAGAAATAAATAATTAATCAATCTTGGGAGCAGCTGCGTCTGCTCCCTGCCTCTTTACTTCCCCAAAAATATCTTATAAAATCCCATTAAGGAGAAATTAACATGTTCAATTATAGACAACCAAGTGAATGCAGAATGACTCACGATCAGGACAATCCCTGTAAATCCCCTGAGGATTATGATCGTTATGAATTAACCGATAGCATGGGCATCTCTTGTGGTTGGTGTTGTGATAAGTGTGAAGATAAACTTAAGTCACAATATCGCCCAGAGGTATTCGGAGAGAGCTCCGAGTATCGAGAGCTCATGACCGAGATGGGGGAAAATATTGATGACGAATATTAAAACTGAATTCTTGGCTCTGGATAAACTTCTCTCCAGAGCCTGTGCCGAGCTCCAAGCTGCGGAAGATGATATCCAAAGTTTAACTCATCAGTCTGATGATGAGGAACTAGTCGGATTATTAATGGACCTTGATACTGAAATATCTAACTACTATAAGATTGATAATCTCAGGGATGAAATAAAAAAGAGGTTAATTATACATGTTAAAGCTAAGTAATAGGGCCATGCACCGAGTCCACAGGTTCTGGCATAAAGATTTATTTAATTATTATTATGATCATGATCTTAAGCAGAATGTTTATCATCATAATTCATGGTTAGATAACTTTAGAAGAAGGCACATGATGTCCTGTCAGTGTGATGATGTAACCAAACATAATTGGATAAGTGATCTTTGGTTCTGGACATGTGATAATCTCATCGAGAAATATATTTATTGGTCTAGAAGTAAGATCAGGGATCAGGAGCACTAGCTCCTGGTTCTTGATGCAAGGTACCCTAACCAAGAGCCAGAGCTCCGGGTCCCTAGGGTGGGGGGGGACCAGATTAATGGGCAATTTTTTTATAATTACTACACAGCGCTATTACACACAAACATTTGTTCTTGAAACTGTTCTACATTCGTATATTTTTCACTAATGGGATATAAAACAATTGATACACCTACTGGACCTATTAGGGTCTATGTACCTGATGAATCAAACGAAATAGAAGGAACAAATCTTACAAGAGGAAGTAACTTAAAAAAAGATGATATAAACGTTCAAGGTTATTTTACTCAAGATCCCGCTATTGGAAAGGGTACGGGTTATTTTAAAAGTTTGCTTGATCCAGGAGATCCAGCAGGTGCATACAAAGCACTGCTAGCAAGTAAATTATATCCATCCGATATAGGTGATTATAAAAACATCACAAGTAGCGGGACTCTTGCAACAGGACCCTTTAATCTTATTCCCACAGGGGAAGGGATGATGACCACAGCAATGGGTGCTGTAAATCCTATTGCGGGTGCATTAACTCGTGGTGCAATCAACGCAAGAAATGCCGATGCTTTAGAGACTCTTGCTAATCAAGGTATCCTTCAAACTATTAAACCAGCAGAAGAAAGTTCAGGCATAAGAAAATTAATGGGTTATAATTACAAACCTAACACGGGAGAATATAAATTAGCTCCTGATGTAGAACTCGCTATACAAGAATCAGGAAGCACGCCTCAAGAATATTTCGAATCACAGTTTCAATCGCAATATGGTCAGGCAAACGAACTCGCAAGGTATCTTGATCAAATTGCGTACACCACAAAAGGAGAATTTTTTACAAAAGATTTTTTTGGTAATCCTACACCTTGGTCAAAGTATG